TCCGAGGTACAGATAAGGCGCATCGGGCCTGGGTGGTATCGGGCGACCTGAAGGCTCTAGACCAAGGGCTCCCCTCGCACAAGGACATGGAGTTCCTGGCGCAGCTTGAGTGGGGCGTAACGGAGGTCTGCCGTGTCTTTGAGATAGCGCCTGAGATCCTGGCCGTGGGCAACCGCACTTATGAGAACATGCCCGCAGCGCAGAGGGCTTTCTGGGAGACCATGACCGATCAATTCAGCGCCATGATGGACGAGTTCAACGAGTTCTACATCAAGCCCGACTTCGGCCCTGAGTACGAGCTAGTGGGCCGCTACGATAACATCCCTGCCCTCCAGACCGATCGCAAGCTCCAGGCCGAGCTAGATGAGATTTACCTCAAGAACGGCAAGGTCATCATCAATGAACTGCGGGAGCGGGACGGTGAGGACTCCGTGCCTTGGGGCGACACGCCGCTGATGCCGAACAACATCGTGCCGCTAGGGTCCACGCCAGCGCCGCCACAGGCCGCCTCGTTGGAACGCGCTGTCGGTATGGAGAAGGGCTGGCAGGGACGCTTGAGCAAAGAACTCCAGGCCATCACCAAGCACCTGGCCGGACGCGCCATTGATGTCAAGGACGTGGACAGCTTCTCCTGGGACTGGGAGCGGAGGTACGGCAAGGAGGTTGCGGCTGAGTTGAAGGTGGCCTTCATTGCGGCGCTCGAGGAGACGGGGTTCACAGGGACGCTGGCCACGGCGCAGGAGCTCGCAGCGAAGTTTGCCCGAGAGCGCACGATAGCGATCCTCAGTCCAGGCGGCAAGGAGAGCATTACGGCGGTGACGAGGGATTGGGTGCGTGGCCTGGTAAGGCAGAACATCTCACAGGGCGAGAGCCTACAGACGCTTCAGAAGCACCTACGCGAAGGATGGGGCTACAGCAAGGACCGGGCGGAGGTCATCGCCAGGACTGAGACGGCTTCGGCCCAGACCAAGGGGAGCCTCGCTTCTTATGAGAGCCTGGGGCATGAGGGCAAGGAGTGGCAAACCTCTGGTAGCAATGTCTGCGACTTATGCTTGGCTGCTGCGGCTGATGGGCCGGTGCGTTTGGGGGAGGCGTTCAGCAACGGCTTCCAGGGGCCACCAGCGCATCCAAAATGTGAATGTGGACTTCTCCCCGTGAGGGAGATGCCCAGAGTGGCGATATTGAGTGGGGGCAATGGCCGTCGTAGCTAAACCCATCGTAAGCCTGCGCTGCTGGCGATGTGCTAAACTGCTGGCGGAGAAGGTATCGGTGCCGTTCAGGATAGTGTGCCCTCGTTGTGGGGCTACGAATCAGGGAGGGTAGGGGGATGAGTGAGATTATTGCAGCGGTAGTTACGGTAGCGGGTTACGGTATCTTCTCCATAATACTCACGCTAGAGGCCATCCGCTCATGGAGAAGATGGAGAACTTGACAACATTGAATTAACCGTATAGACTTTTAATCAGCAGTGGCCTTTGTGCCCGGAGTCAATCGTGGCCCGTGTGCCCCGACTTCAGAGAGGAGTCGGGGCTTTTGGCATTTCAGAGACTTGAGAGCTTCGGGCAACTTCGAAACGTAGACTCCGAATCCCGCACAGTAACCTCGGTCATCTCCACTGGCGACATCGCTCGTGACGGCGCGATCATCGACCCCAAGGGCTGGGAGTTCGACAACTACGACCGCAACCCGGTCGTCCTCTGGCAGCATGACGATAACGCCATGCCCTTCGCTCGCACAGTCGAGCGCATCGCTACAGAGAAGGAACTGGTCGCCAAGGCCGAGTTCGACCTCGAAGACCCCGTAGGCGCGAGCGTCTTCCGCAAGATACAGAACGGCTACATCAACGCCACCTCTGTGCGCTGGCTCCCCAAAGAGACGGAGGTCCGCAAGGTAGGCGAGGGGAAGGATAAGCGGGATGTGCTCGTGTTCCTTCGCCAAGAACTCCTAGAGTGGTCGTTCGTCACCGTCCCCGCCGACCCGATGGCCCTGATCGTCCGGGCCGATGGCGAAGTGCTTTCCTTGGAAGACTACCTGCCCCCTGGCTATGGCTATAGGGCAACTCCCTTGTGGGGGCCGGAGGCCATGAGGAACGCTATTCCAACGATCCAGATTCCACATTGTCAACTCATTCCAGACGAGAACGAGGTTGCTGAGAACACGGAACTGAGGCGGCTAGAGGGCCGCGTGGTTAGCCATCTAGCCCGTCGGCTGGCGAGGCCTAGCACCAGGGACTTGATCGTCGCTGGGCTGGCTAAGGCGACGGGAAAGACGGAAGAGAGAATCCGCCAGAACATGGCGAGAGGAGGGTATCGCTAATGAGCGATGAGGACACAAAGGTCGATGACCAGGAGGGTGACGACCAGGAAGACGCGATTGCTGTCGCCATTGAGCGGCTGACTGACTCCATAACCAAGATGGAGGAGCGGGACGAGCAGCGCGAGGAAGACCTTGAGCGGCGCGTCGGTGACGCGATCAAGGCCGCTGCTGGGGAGCTTACGACCCCGAGCAAGGTAACGATTCAGCCTGGCTACCACACCAAGGACGAGTTCGACCGCATGGGCTTCTCCGGCCCCGATGTGCGGCCCGATGGTAGCAGGCCCAGCCAAGAGGAGAAGGCAGAGGAGCGGCGGGCCAACTTCGAGGTTGCCCGAATGATCATGGACGGTGCCGGCAAAGTAAGAGGTGCCCCTGTGAACATCGAGCCTTCTGAGCGCTTTACTCAGTGCTACCAGGCCGCAGTCTTCGAGGGCGGAGGCGAGCGCATCCACCTCTCCAACGACAAGGGCCAGCCTGTTCGGGCAATGGACACCGGCGAGTCTGGCTACGGCGCTGACCTTATCGGCGCTCAGTACGCGACTAGCATGTGGGAATCGGCCAAGAACAACGATGGCATCATAGCCAGCATCCCCACGGTGCCCATGACTGCCCCCGTGAGCTACATTCCCATCGACGGCGCTCCGCCCGAGATGCTGTTCGTCGCTGAGTCCTTGGTCTACAACGCGACGGCCTACACCACGAGCAAGACACCTTCGAGCAAGGCGACGCTCACGGCCAAGAAGTTCACCATTCAGCAGATATGGTCGGGCGAGTTGAGCGAGGATAGCCTGGTCGCCTACACGCCATTCCTTCGGAAGAAGCTAGCGGAGTCGGCGGCACTCTATCTTGGCTCGTGTTACCTCAATGGTGACACCACCAACGCTGGCACGGCCAACATCAACCTGGACGACGCTGACCCAGGCGACACCAAGCACTACCTAGCCTGGGATGGCATCCGGCACTACTGGCTCGTGACCACCGCTGGCCAGGGCAAGAACCAGGCCGGCGAGCTTGACCCCGCGGAGATCGTCCGCGCTCGCGGCAAGCTGAACGGCTGCGATGACGACGTTGACAGCCTCATCAAGAACACCAACTGGGGGCTGCGGGCTCGTGATCTCCGACTGGTCTGCGACTGGGACACCTACATGAACATGCTTGAACTGGATGTCTTCAAGACCGTCGACAAGTACGGCCCCCAGGCCACTATCGTAACCGGCGAGCTTGGCAGCATCTACGGCATCCCGATCATCTGCCCGCCCTACGCCACCAAGACCGACTCTGACGGCAAGTGCGTAGACACCGAGACCACCAACGTCAAGGGCCAGATCACCTTGTTCAACCCTGCTGGCTGGCTTGGCGGAGTGCGCCGGGACACGCAGTTCTTCATGGACCGTATCCAGAAGACCGACCAGTTCTTGATCGAGCTCTACACGCGGCGGGCCTTCACTCGGTTCGGCGCGAACGTGGCGAGCGGAATCTACAATATCTCTGTAGCGTGATAACGTGCTACGTTAGGAGAGGACTAGATGGTGATTGCCAGGGTTACGCTTGATGCCCCGCTGAAGGAGACGGCGGCGGATCGTGTCGCGGCTGATGTTCAGTTCGGCACCGATATCGGCGTCCGTCCGGCCAGCGAGATGTTGGGCAACGATGTAATCCACATCCAGAGCCATCGGCTTACAAGGTGGGGGCTTCGAAGCATGGGGATGGCACCGGCGGCGATGCTCGCTCTGGGTCATCAGTTCAAGGTTCTCTGGCGCATTGTTGGCCGGATCACCATCTCGGTGATGCACAACTTCCCAACGCTGGAGGGAACGTCCAAGAAGGCGCTCCATGACGACACGATGCTCATAGACCAAGAGACCATTGGCCCGAATCACTCGATAACCAGTTCTCTTTTGGACGTGCCCTCCCTTGTAACGAGGATGGGCAGGCCCACATCGTCCGACATTGTAGGTGTTGCCCTTGGCGAATCGGCCCCGCGAATCCTTTTCCATAGGAGAATTGTAGCATGAAATCACAAAACGGTCAAGAGGAAGGCTGAGACATGGGAGCACAACCTGGAAGGGCTCCGAGAGAAGCCATCACGGTTCTCGGCGTCGAGCCGAGGGAGATAGACGACCCTGGCAATGGGGGGACGATCTCCACGAGTCGCCCTGGCTACGTCAACCTCGTCACACTCAGCGGGGCGCAGACGCGAACGCTTGCCGACCCCAAGTATATCGGGCAGGAGTTAGACCTGTTCTTCGAGAGCTTTGGTGGCGGCACCTGCACGATCACTTCTTCCTCTCCCGTCAATCAGGACGGCCATACATCGCTGCCATTCCTTGTTACGGGCGATCACGTACGGCTGGTCGGTCACTACAACCCGACCGACGGCTGGGAGTGGCGGGTCATTTGTGCAGATGGCGTGACACCAGCCTAGGAGGCAACTATGAGTTCAAGACGACCTGGAAGACCCCCGAGAGAGAATATCTTGGCAGTGGGCGTGGAGCCGCGCCAGATTGATGACCCTGCCGCCGACGGGACGATCTCCAGCAACCAGCCGGGTTACGTCAATCTGGTTAGTGCTGGGGCTGAGGCCCGAGGGCTGGGCGACCCCGCCTACATCGGGCAGATCATGGACATCTTCTTCACCGTTGACAACGGCACTGTCACGATCACGGCAGTCTCCCCTGTCAACCAGACGGGGAACACCACTATGGCCTTCGCTGACGTGGGCGACCACCTACGGCTCTGTGGCCATTACAACCCGACGGACGGCTGGGAGTGGCGCATCGTCTGCAATGACGGCGTGACGTTGGGTTAGCCATGAAGCTGAGATGCGTTAGCCGCTACACATCGAGCCTGGGCAGTTACGAGCCGGGCCAGGTGTTCGGGGTATCGGATGCCCTCGGCCAAGACATTCTGAATGACGGCAAAGAGAACTTCGAGCTTTACGTCGAGCCCATCGAGGACACCCCGGCGCCCGACCTGTCGGCCATGAGCACCAAGACAGAGACGGGCCTCGTGGCCCCCGACCGACGTGGGCGCGGCGGCAGGAAGCGGAGGAAGTAATGGCTGCTGGCGATGTCACGATACTGGGAGACTTCATCCCCGACGTTGGGGGCAAGGCAGGAATCTATCGGGTGATGTGGGGCACCGTCGTTCTGGACGGCACCAACCCTACGCCTGTCACCCTGACGGCTTACATGCAGTCCTGTGAGCTTGGAGTCGCCAACATCGTAGCGACTGGCACACCTGGCGATGACCCCACTCAGGTCTGCGTATCCACTTCTGCGGCAATTCTCAACATCGAGGCGTACAAGACGGATGGCACCGACCCCACGCTGCTTGATTCTACCAACAACTCTCAAGTCATCGCCTGGTTTGCAGTCGGGCCGAAGATAAGATAGACCGCCTCGGGCCGAGTGTATAAACGGCCCTAACCAGCAAGAGAGCGAGGCGGAAAGGGAAAGGAGAAGAGGGATGTCAAGAAGCGACATCTTCCTGGCGCGGCATAACGCTATCCCAGCGGTTGCCGAAGCGAACGAAGAGAGGGCGGTCATCAACCTCCTGGGCTTCCAGGTGGTAACGGACTTCTTCACCCAGCTCGTGTTGAGCGGGTACGCCTACCACATACAGATCGGAACAGAGGACGCGGGGTGCTGTTCCACCACATCCATTGACGACATCCTTGTTTGGATGGTGGCTGACAATGTGGCCGGTTGCGCCATGATCCCGCTACTCTACGAGGTCAACCCTGGCGTGGTAGCTGGGGCCACCCTCGCTATGGCCATGTTGGAAGTGGACAAGGACAAGGCGCGGTACTCCTCTTCGGGTACGGCCTATGTCCCGTCCAACCTCCGCACCGATGACCCGAACAGTGCCAGCGGTAGCTTCTACTTTACTACTGCTGCGGGTACTGGGGTTGTTACTTCTGCCAAGAGCGCTGTCCCGAACAGCGTTGAGCTAGCCCGCAAGGACTTCCTTGAGGACACGCTGGCCGACACCCTAGGTTACCCAGGCACCTGGGATCCCTGCATCTACAGCGTCATGAGTCGCCCGCCCTGTGTTCTGGTCGACGCCTCCTCCATTGTCTGCCACAACGGGGCCGCGTCTGCTGACACGACCGGCTACGGTTGCCTTCAGTTCGCGCAGTTCGACAAGGACTTGGTGGTGTAGTCATGGCCCTAGACAAGACGTTCAAAGTCAGGCACAACACCATTGCCCCCGTCGCTGAGGGCATGGCAGACCAGGCCGTAGTGAACCGCATGGGCTTTCAGGTCGTCACCGACTTCTTCACCCAGATGATCCTGTCTGGCCGGGCCTACCATGTGCAGGTGGGTACTGAGGATGCGGGCGTAGAGACCGCCGCGGCACTCGACGACCAGCTGGCCTTCATGATCTGTGACAACTCGGCGGGGAATTGCATGATGCCCCTGCTCTACGAAGCGACTCCGGGCGTTATCGCTGCGGCTACGCTCATACAGGCTGCGCTGACGGTAGACAAGGACATCGTGCGCTACGCTTCGGGAGGTACGGCCTACGTCCCCGCTAACCTGCGAGGCGACGACCGCAACGCTGCGAGCGGGACATTCTACGTCCAGTCGGATGATGTCATTCCCGCCGCCCAGAGTGCCAGCCCGAACTGCATAGAGCTGGCCCGGCAGGACTTCATTGAGGACACGATAACCACCAGCCTCGGCTATCCCGGCGCCTGGAACACCGTCATCTACAGCATCAGGAAGCGGCCGGCCTGCGCCATCATTGACGCTGGTTCAATCGTCTGTCAGCTCGGTGCGGCTACCGACCAGCCCTTGAGCTACGGCGTTCTGGAGTTCGCCCAGTTCCCCAAGGCGCTGGTGGTGTAGATTGCCAAGATACGACTACTGCTGCGAGGGAGGCCACAGAAGGGAGATCGTGGCTGGTTATGAGGACGAGGAAGTCCCCTGCCCTGAGTGTGGCTTTCCCTCGCGGCGGATGCCCTACTGCGTCGGCGTGGCGATTCGCGGCGATACCGTTAGTAAACCTACGCCGACGCGGGAACGGCGTCTGAACCTCGACAGATTCCAAGACGCGCAGATTGAGTTACAGCACGACTGCGAGAAGGTAGGCGTGGAGCCGCCGGACTGTTACCAGATAGCCAAGGACAGGATCAAGAAGGGCGACGCAGTAGCAATCGAATAGCTCGACCTCTGGAAAGCAGGAGGGACAGATGAGCAATCGCTATACGACCCGCGAGGCCGTAGCTTCGGCGGGCAGCATCAAAGGTACTGATCACGCTTCCGAGATAGACGCTGCCATAGACGCAGCCTCCCGCGAGATCGATCGGCTCACCAACCGCCGCTTCATCCCCCTCACGGCGACACGCTATTATAACTGGCCGCATTCGGCTGGCCGCTCCCCCTACATCCTCCTGCTGGACGAAGACCTGCTTGATGCTACTGCCCTTACCAAAGATGGCACCGACGTAACGGCCATCGAGACTACTGACTTCTTCGAGGAACCCCACAACCTGAAACCCTACCAGTGGATTGAGATTGACCTTGCCTCCTCTGCCTACTTCAGCATCAAGGACACACACCAGCAGCAGATCCGCGTCACGGGTTCCTGGGGCTACTGTGACGATACCGTAGCGGCCGGCACCGTCGCCTCGGGCTTGGCCGATGCGGAAGAAGGTGATACGGTTCTTGTCTTCGTCTGCTCCAACGCCTCCCTAATCGGCGTCGGGGACACTCTGCTAATCGGGACTGAACAGGTGTTCGTCAGCGAGCGGACAGTGGTCGACGTGGGGAAGAACACCAATGGGGCGCTTACTGCTAACAAGGCTCAGACTACGGTCACGCTTGAGGCGGCTCACGCCGTCCTAGCCGGCGAGGTCATTCTGGTGAACGCCGAGAGGATGTACGTCGAGTCGGTCAGCGTTAACGACCTCTCCGTGGTTCGGGCCTACGACGGCACCACACTGGCCGCACATGATACTGCTTCAGATGTCTACACCTTCCGTACCCTGACCATCGAGCGCGGGGTCAACGGCACGACGGCGGCGGTACACGCTAACGCCACGGCCATCAATGTCTACAAGCCCCCAGCGGACATTCAGAAGTTCTGCAAGGCTCTGGCTCTGGCTGACTTGCAGCTCTCGAAGGGCGGTTGGACAGGTTCTATTGGTGGCGGCGAGGGAGTCAGGGAAACGCGCACAACTGTCCTAAGTAGGATGACAGATGAGATTCGGAAGCGCTACCGGCGGAACATCGTGGTGGGCGTCTGATGCCTTCGGTAACGGTCACAGCCAGGGGGCCTCTCCTTGAGGGCAAGGGGCCAGGGGCGATAAAGGAGGCCATCCATGAAGCCGTCAAGGACGTTACGGCGGAGGGCGAACGTAGGGTAAAGCTCCAGCTTCACTCAGGTCACGGCGTCCTCACCGGCCACTATCGGCGCAGCATCCACGGCGAAATGCAGAACTCCATGCACGGTCGTATCCACGACTCGAAGGTCGTTTACGGTCCCTGGCTGGAGGGCATTTCGAGCCGCAATGCCAAGAGTCGGTTCAAGGGCTACGCCATGTTCAGGAACGCGAAACAACAACTGGAGAAACTGAAGGCTGGCATCGTGAACAACAGAATCGCCCAGGCGGTGAGACGACTTGGCGGTTAAGCTCAAGCCCGTATTCCAGGCTATGCAGAGCCACCTTCAGGCGTCGGGCTACTTCCCCGGCGGCGTCGAGGTAGGGGAGCCTAAGAGCGCCCCTGCTGACTACCACGCCGCGCTGATACTCGGCGATGCTGCCCACGTCAGCACAACGCTGGCCAGCTCTATTGAGCAGCGAGAGATCATCATCAGGGTTTATGTGAACGCAATGGAGCTACCGAGGGAAGACATCGAGTTCGCGCTGGATGAGATCATGGCGGAGGTCGAGGCCGACCTGCTGGGCGACTTCACCTTGGAGGTGACGGGCGTCAGGAACATCATGCCGTTGGGGATAAATAGTAGGCCGGGCTACCAGGATGTGAGCGGCACGATCTTCCGTGTTCTGGACATCAGCATTCCATTGATGATAGACGGCAGCGCGACGTTCGCGCCATAGGAGGGGATATGAGATACAAGGCGCTCAAGAAAATGAGCCTCCGACAGAGCCCCAACCCCGAGTCGCCGAAGTACGAGGAGTGGCATGTGTGGAAGGCGGGCGAGGTGTTCACGCCGCCGGCTCATTTGAACATTGAGTCGGCGCTGGCGCGGGGCATCATGGAGAGAGTGAGGGAAGGCCGGGGGCCAGCGCCGGTCATCAAGAGGGGAGTGAGGAATGGCTAAAGAGAGCGGACTCGGAGACAACGCCTATGTCGGCGTCTACGACCTGAGCGGAGACATCTGTGCCCTGACCCGCATTGGCGGCGGACCCGCGCTCATGGATGTGACGGCCATCAACCAGAGTGCCCACGATCGCATCGGCGGCAAGCGGGATGGGGAGATCAGTTTTCAGTCTTGGTTTGATGACCAGACTGGCAAAGAGTTCGCCGCACTGAAGGGCATGGCGATCACTGACGTTCAGGTCCTCTACTTCAGGGGGACGACGCTCGGCGACCCCGCCGCGGCCATGACCGCCAAGCAGATGAACCATGACATGGTGCGGGGAGCCGATGGGAGCCTTCAGGTGACGTGCCAGTGCCTTGCTAATGCTTATGGCCTGGAGTGGTGTCGGAACCTGACGCTCGGCCTGCGTACGGACACCGAGGCTACGAACGGCGACGATGTAAATGACGGCACTCAGGCAGCCGCTGTCACCATCACCTCCTCAAGTGAAGCCAGCCCGACGAACATCCTGTGCGCGGCAGTGCATGGTCTGGTCAGTGGCGACTCGGTGATCATCGCCGGCCATGAAGATGCGGTGCCCTTGGCTGATGTCAATGCCAGCCATGTCGTGACCGTTGTCGACACCCTCAACTTCACCATTGCGGTCAATGTAACTACCGCTGGCACCGGCGGAACCTGCACGAAGATCAACACCAACTACGGCCTCCAGGCTTACCTCGTCGTGACGGCCTTCACCGGCACAGACGTGACTATGACGATTGAGGAGTCGATGGACGACGCGGCCAACGACGCCTATGCCGCCGTCACTGGCGGGGCCTTCACAGAGGTCACAGGCGTGACCACTGAGCGCATCGCTACGGCTACCACGCTAAAGGTAGAGCGCCATCTGCGGCTGGCTACGTCCACCAGCGAGGGCGTCACCAGCGTGACGTTCGCCGTCTGCTACAACCGCAACCAAGCAACGCCGGTGTTCTGATGACTATGAAAGAGAAGCTACCAGCGGGGACGGGCTGCTGCTCGAGGTGCGGGCGGGCATGGGATGACCATGATGGCCTAGTGGCTGGCAAGCCCATCTGCCCAAAGAAGGTGAAGAAGTGAGCTACAGCCGACCGATGATTCATCTCCCGCCGCGAAGGGCTGTAAGACCTGGCGGTCAGGAGTTCATAGTTGACCGCCCCCTGGAGACGCATTGGGAGACGATTAGCTGCAAGGAAGCAGAATGCCCTCACTACCTAGGGGGCTGGATGACGATTGTCCCGACAGATAGCGTCCAGGCCGAATACATCCGGCACAAGAGCGGGCGCTACTTCACAGAGAAGAAGGTTGAGGGCGGGCAATCAGAGTTCACCTTCCCGCCCGGGCAGACCTGCTTTGGGGAAAGCCACACTGGTCTTCATCCTCCTCACAGGCGACCACTGGACAAGCAGGAGATATTCATTCACCGAACCATGATGGGAGACCGCATCCACGAGCGGCCCCGGGACTGGACGGAACACATGAACGAGGAGACCTACAAAATGCAGAGAGAAAGGAGGTAGGGGATGGCGGGTGAGGTTAAGGAATCAGGCATAGCTTGGACGCTGTGCAGCGTGGACGACATGGGGGAGTCACTTAGGGCAATCGTCAATGACGTTACGAGCTTGAACTTCAGCCATACCCGGGGCGTTCAAGACACCACTGGGATCGACTCAGCGGCGCATGAGCGGTTGCTGCTGCTGCCCGACTACAGCGTCACGCTCAATGGCGTGTTCAACCCGACCGCTCTAGCGAGCCATGACGTATTCAAGACTGTGCCCTTCAGCGCCGTGATACGCACCACCACTCTTACGATCAGCGGGCAGATATGCACCAACGAGTGTCTCTACGGGAACTATGACGTAACGCGGGCGCTAGACGGGAGCCTGGTCTGGACGGCTACGGGAGCGCTCGCAGACGGTACAGAGCCAGCGTGGTCGACGTAGAGGGGAGGTGATGCCATGCAAGTGGACGGGATAGATACAGCTAAAACCCCCGTCTGGCAATGACACAGCGGGGTGGCATGGCCGCTGCCCCGCTGTAAGTAGAAAGACTAAGGAAAGGAGGAACGAATCATGGCGGGAGAAGTTAAGGAATCAGGAATAGCTTGGACGACTTGCAGCGTAGATAGCTCCGTGCCTGCGGTTACGGCCATCGTCAACGATGTCACCGCTCTGAGTTTCAGCACGACACGAGGGGTACAGGACACCACGGGCTTGGACTCAGCAGCGCATGAGCGTCTGCTACTGCTGCCCGACTTCAGCATCTCGCTGACTTGCGTGTTCAACGATAATGCCGTTAGTGCGTGGACCGTATTCAAGACGGTATGCGACGCCAGCGTGATCCGCACTACAACCCTCGTGATCAGCGGACAGACACTGGCTAACGAGGTCATGTACGACAACGTGGCCTACTCACGGCCTGCCGACGGCTCTTTCGGGTTTGTCGCCTCTGGCAACCTGGGCGACGGCACAGCACCTACGTGGTCGTGAACGATACCAACATGGACATAGCGGCTAGATAAGCTGAATCAGAAAGCAGAGGAGGCTTTATGGCTATTGTAACGGGCCTGACCAAGAAGGTGGATATACCCCACGAGGAAGGCCAGTGGATCATCATCCGGCAACTGTCCTGGCGGCAGAGGGAGAAGGCTTCGGACTCGAAGACGGACTCGGTGCTGGCCCGTGTCAAGAGCATGGGCGTAGACCTGATGCACGAGCTGCGCGGGGCCGAGAAGCGGGCCGACGTGAAGGCGGCACTCGCGGACCCGGCGGCATCCTACGACCGAAGCCTCGTGCTTCAGTTCGGGATCGTGGACTGGAGCTACGGGAAGTTTGCGCCGGAGATCGTTGACGACTTGGACGAGATCACGGCTGCCTGGGCGGTTGAACAGATCCTGGCCTTCAGTGGACCCGCCTCGGAGGAAGAGGCAAAAAACGACTCATAGCCTTCCACTTAACCCTGGATGGCGTGGAGGGCTGGACAGCGCCGGAGCAATGGCTTGTAAGCCGAGTCTGTGAAGAGTTCGGTTGCCTGCCCTCGCAGGCGGTTGAGGAGCTATATGAGGGGCCGAGCCAGTTGGTGCTAGACATCATGGAACTGCGAGCCTACGCAAACGCCAAGGCTGCTGTCGAGCGGGGCGGCGACCTGCCGGCCATACCGATGGTCAAGAAAGTCGCGGAGATACAGCAGGAGCTAGACCAGATGGCGGCTGAGGGGAAGCTGGTGGGAGAAACTGATGTTACTCCTTGACCTCAATCCTCCAGTCGCAATTAGCAGCCAGGATGCTCAGCCAGAAATCGCCAGGGCCAGCACGAACGACTGTCGAATCCGAACCAACGCTGTAGAAAGAGGCGGCTCCCACATAGGAAACCGTCTCTCCTGCCGGGTAGATGAAAATGCCCAGGATGACGGAATCCGGCGAATCACTCTCGACTGCCCAGGAGACGGTGAATTGGGAAGCCGAAATATGGAAGTCGCCAGTGTCCTTGTCGCCGCTACCCGTAAAAAGGATGGGCTGGCTTATTTCTGGCGTAGGCGTAGTGGGAGCAGTAGGGGAGCCGAGCGCAAGGATGCCCTGGCTACGATTCAATGCGTCCAGGGTAGTCACTTCTGGCCGATCTGCAATGTAGCGATACCAGCCCTGAGTCTCACGGTCAAGCGAATAGGCGGCGGTTATTGTTCCATGGCCGCAAGTTTGAAAAGCCGTATCACTTGGCGTAGCATCTGGCCCTTCCCATGTCGCTATCGACCACTTGGTAGCGAGTGGGCAATTCGCCATCTGTTCCTGTTCGCTCGAAGCCTGGCTGGTCAAGAGCAGAAGCCCAGCTATAACGAGCGCAAATACCACAGATGTTCTCATGACGACCTCCTTCTCCAAACTAGAGCAATCATAGCACGGTTTCTTATCCCTGTGGGGAATCCTCAATGGCGTTGAGCGGAAACGAAATCGCCATCCTGATTAAAGCCCGGGACGAGGCTTCGGGCACAATGGACCACGTTCAGGGCAAAGCGAAGGGCCTGAGCAACATGCTCGGGACTGCGCTGAAGGCTGGCGCAGTGGCTGGCGGCGCTGCTCTCGCTGGCGCAGGCGTGGCAGCCCTCAAGATGGGCATGGACTTTGAGAAGACGATGGCCGAGGTCAAGACGCTCATGCCAGACATCTCCGAGAAGGCTTTCGGCAAGATGAAGGATGACGTTCTCGACTTCTCGAAGGAGATGGGTATCGCTACCGACCAGGCCGTGCCCGCGCTCTACCAGGCGATCTCCGCTGGCGTCCCCAAAGAGAACGTCATGGAGTTTATGACCGTCGCTTCCAAAGCCGCCATCGGCGGCGTCACTGACTTGGAGACAGCGGTCGATGGAATCACGTCAGTCATCAACGCTTATGGTGTCGAGAACATCAGCGCGGCAAAGGCCGCTGACGTCATGTTCACTGGCGTCCGGCTGGGCAAGACGACCTTCGAGGAGCTGTCGGCTAGTCTCTACAACGTCGTGCCGATGGCTTCAGCCGCAGGCATTTCCTTTGAGGAAGTGACCGCCGCGCTCGCTAGCCTGACTGCTCAAGGTGTTCCTACGGCTCAGGCGACGACACAGCTCCGGGCCGCTATTCAGGCTCTCGCTGCTCCGACAGAAGCGCAATCGAAACTCATGGAGGAGCTTGGCCTTGACTTCTCTGCATCACGCCTAGAGTCGATAGGTCTAGTGGGGGCCTTTGACGAACTCAATACGGCAACCGGCGGCAACATGGAACAGATGCGGAAGTTGGTTGGTTCCACTGAAGCTCTAATGGCCATCCTCGGTCTCAGCGGAGAACAGGCGGCAGCCTTCAAGGACGCCATAGCCGAGGCGGAAGAGGCCACTGGCGGCCTGGATCAAGCCTTTGAAACGGTGTCTGAGACAACCAGTTACAAACTGAACAAGGCGATCAACGAAATGAAAGTCGAGATGATTACAGTGGGGGTAAAGGTATTGCCCCTGCTCGTTGCGGGCCTAGAGAAGATCAGGCCAATTATTGTTCCGCTTGCTGGTGCGATAGTTGCCCTCGTAGCGGCTTGGGCTACTTGGAAAATTGTCAGTCTCGTTTCGCAAATAGGGACGCTGGTTACGGCTCTTCGGTCAATGAACCTTGCACTTCTTGGGCCGGCTGGGATCGTCGCTGCTCTTGCTATTGGCGCTTTTGCCCTCGGTAAGTTCATCGACAAGAACCGTGACGCGATCGACAAGATGCCAGTTCTGGGCGGCCTGGTCAGGGCCAATGCTCGCTACCAGCGGGAGCTAAATGAGGCACTGGCAGATGCGAATGACCTCTATCGCCGCCAGTTACTTACGGTTGACCAATTGGCCTTTAGGACTCTCAAAGCCCTCGGGAAATCCCTGAAGACATTGACTGACGAATACAATGAGCAGGGTAAGAAGGTCGGGCCGTGGGGCAGACTTAACGAGGTTGCTTGGGAGAGCTACCTGGATATTGTCACTGATACGGTTAAGGAGATGCAGGCCCAGGGAGCTGACCTAGAGCAAATCTACGATGCCCTGGAGCGGGCTGGCATCGACTGGAAGAATACGACTATAGAGGATGCCCTGCGTCCAATGGAACGAGCAGCGAAGGAGGCTCTAGGCGAACAGGGTGTGGGCGGCGAGATTGGGAAACTACTGCGGCGATATGAGGACGACACGCCCAAGATGATTGCGGCGACGCAGGATCTGGCAGCGGCAAACGAAGAGTCATTCGCCGCCATCAAGGGAACCATCAAGGGTCTGTTGCCCACTATAGATGAGGAATTCGACGCCTGGGAGGAACGCCTGACCACGCTGTTCGCTGCCCAGGTCGCCTTCGAGGGCAATCTTAGGGAGCTTTATACCGTACTGGCAACCGCCCAGGTAGAGAACGTCGGCGACATCGTGCGAACGGTTGAAGAGGGCGGTCCCCTGGCAGCTCAGGCAGCCATCAATATGCTCCGCGAGGGAACGATGGGCCTGGAAACCTATCGGCTGCTGGGCGAGCATATCACGGTGGTCGAGGACTACACGGGCGATGTCGTCGATGCCATCGAGAACGAGCGGGAGACGGTAGGACTGGAGATGGTCGCCTTCGCCGAGGCCATGATTGACGCCTTCTCGCTGACGCTGTTCGGCCCGAAGACGCAGGAGGCGGTCGGGGCCATCAACTACATGACGGAGGAGATGAAGAAAGCCCTACACGGCTCCCCCCAATACAAGACCTGGCACTGGGGCATCGAGATGGCGGAGGACTTGGTGACGGGCTTTGTAAATGGCATTGCTGCTAAGAAGACAAGTGGTATTGTAGCGATCCTTGCTCTAATCAAAGAACTCTACGACGCTCTCCACGCTTCTCCTCAGTATTTGACATGGCATTGGGGCAAGGCGATGGCCCAGGACTTGAGTCATGGCTGGCAGCAGGGCTTAGAATCCCTGACTACGCCGAGTGTGGCTTCCCTGTCCCTTCCTGCGGCAACTTCCTCCTACGCCCCTGTGGGTGCCGCTGCTGGCGGTTCTGGCGGTAGTGTCAGCCCCATCCACATCGAGTTCAGCGGCCCCCTACTTGGCGACCAGCGCCAGCTTGAGGAGATCGCCGAACGGCTTGAGCCCGTCCTGCGCCGGAGATTCGGATGAGCGAGTCCGTCCAGGTTCAATGGGATAGCGCGGGCGACGGCGGCTTTGCGACCGACATCTCGGCCTACGTCATGGATATCAAGATCAACCGTGGTCGCAGAGATGACCTCAGCCGTATGTCCCCCGGCACGGCAACCCTCATCCTGAAGAATGGGGACGGGCGGTTCAGCCCCGACAAGGCTGACGGTGCCTACGCCGGTCTCGTGGAGATGTATCGCCGTGTCCGCATCAAGGGGACAGTGGTCGGTGCCTCCACCTACGGCTTGTTCTATGGCTTTGTTCTGACTATGGACAACAAGCCCAAGATGAATCAGCAGACCGTCACGTGGACTCTCGGGGACAGGTTCGCGCTGTGGCAATACTCGACATTGAACCTGCCCCTGTTGCGGAAGATCCCCGTGAAGTGTGCCCTGGACTTGGCGGTGAACAGGGCCATCGGCGACAACGAGTGCGACAACCCCAGCGTGGAGGCGAACATAACAGGCTACGCGGCGCAGCAGGGCGTGACCCCCGTTCGGGACGCCACCATGAAGATTGAGGGCGATTATACCATATTCTGCGATTGTCCGGGCGACAACGCGGGCGAGGGCTGGCGCTTCGACTGCACGGGGGATGTGACGGTGGGCAAGGCCATTATCGCGGGGGTTTGGGCGAAGGCCAGCGAGACGGTGACGCTCAGGTTCCAGGCTGTCAATAGTGTTGAAGGCGTTGAGACCTATTTCGATTTCAGCGTGGGTACGACGCCGACCCTGTTGACCATAATAGCTGCCGCAAAGTCATTCAATAACGGTGAAAGCCACTACTTCGACCTTATCACCCAGGGCGCATCTGAGGTCATGTTCTGGAGCGACGGGCTATATTTCGTCACTCCCAGTACCGTTGGGGAACTTATCACCCGTGACTTCGATGACGGTACCGCCGAGATCGAGCTTGCCGCGTCCTACCGCCAACCCGCCCTTGAGATTATCCAGGCCATCGCCGAGAGCGAGCCGCGTTCCTTCTTCTTTGTTTATTGTGACCACATCAACTACCTTGAGCACTTCCGCTTCTGGGACTTGGATCACCGTGCAGTAGCATCCTCGGCCACCTTCAGCGACGACGGCTCCGATGTGCCCTATCAGGACTTATTCTACGCCGAACACGCCATCGACCGCATCTCGGAATGCGAGCTCACATCTCAGGGTGACTTCGAGGACGAGAACACGAGCGCGACGATCTGGGAGCTGTCGCCGACGCCAGTGATCATCCCCGCGACGGAGACGATGGTGTTCCACGCCTTCTACTCGCAGCCGTCAAGGGACTGCACTCTATCCGTGAATCCCGATGGCACCCCTACCTCCTATCCCATCGCCATCGCAGCAGATGACGGCTTTATACAGCGATACGAAGATGGGGCTCATCCACCTGATCTGAATGACCGCGTTCTTACAGGACTTTGCATCGGGCAGGCGCTGGTAGGCACGATCTATTATTCCCATCGCGGCTACCTCCGATTTAACACAGCACCTATTGCTGATGATGCGACAATCACGGCAGCAAAGCTCCGCCTAAAGCTGACTGGCAACCATACTGACACAGACTTCGCTATCCAGGTTCGGGACTGTGCTTGGGGGGATACCCTCGCCGTAGGTGACTGGAGTGGCGTAGGAACAGTGCGCGGCACCTACGCCGACACAGCAGATCTGCCGCCAGTGGGTGAGTGGATCGAGATTGACATCGCTATTGCGGGTGTTGTCTTGGATGGCTACACGGAATTCGAACTCATGAGCGACAACGAGGCTGTTCCCCCGACTGGCCATGAGCATCTTTACTTTGCGGCATTAGAGCAAGGCGATCCCCCGCTACTTATCGTTACCCTAGAGGGCGCACAGCCAGACTCCGAGGTCTTCGAGAACTATGGCGTCGGTGCAAAGATCACTATCGGCGCTGGCGCTGATCCTGCCTTAGTCGAAGAACTGTCGGTCACGGGCTACCCCCTCCGCGGCAGCATGGAAGAGTCGAAGGTCGTAGACGCCTCCGCTTCGCCGCCGGCCGTCGAGCGCACCCTGAGATGTGCCCTGCCTCTTCAAGGCACCAGAACGGCCAGCATGGTGACGGAGGCCGACCGCTTGGCCGACTTCTACGACGGGCGAATCTGGCGATGCTCGATGGTGCTCCGGCCCAAGAACGATACCGTGCTGACGCAGATGCTGGCGCGGGAGATCGGCGACAAGATTCACGTCGAGAACGTGGCTATGGCCTTCAGCACCGACATCGACGGTGATATGTGGATCGAGGGCATCGAGCACCACATCCAGCCAGGGATCTTCCACGAGACGATCTTCCACCTGGAGCAAGCATGATGGAGAAAGACAAGGGAATCACAGAGCGAATCCTTGAGGGGTTGCGCCAGCACCTCGCCAAGTATCATGGGCCGCGCTCGGTTGGACCTGCCGAGCTTAAAGAAGGACTGGGGACGCTCGCGGAGCATGGCAATGCGCATCATAGCCCGAACTTCCTAGAAGATCAGACCATCGGGATAGCCGATGACAACCTTGTGGAGATAGACCACGCTGCTGTAGCCGATGATGATTACGCTAAATTCACGGTCAATGGGTTGGAGGGGCGCTCCTATGCTGAGGTGAAGGAAGACCTGAGCCTTGAAGACGCTGACATTAACACTCTGGCTGTCACCGCTGTCGAGGCGGCAGACCCACTTGATATGACCAACGCTATCCAGGTGGACCAGATCACCGAGCACACGGGCGATGCTGGCGTCCTCGTTGACTTGACAAAGATGAAGGACGGCTTGATTTATCCCTCTGCCGTCGCCAATCCCGACATGAAAATCGGCAAGCTGAGCACCAGCTTCTATTTCTCTTATGACGGGGATAACTTCATTCTATATAGTCACGCTACGGGGAAGTGGTATTTCTTCCTTGGGGCAGCCTCAGAGTTCGAGGTTACAGCCACTATTCTCGACGCCAAGAGCAAGCCCATCCAGAACGTCACTGATCCTACGAATGACCAGGACGCCGCAACCAAGAAGTATGTAGTTGACAACGCTGTCCTAAAAACCCTCTTCGACGCTACCACGTTCCTCTACGCCACCGATGACAATACACCCCAAGCCAAGACGCCTGCCGAAGTTATGGTGATCCTCCCGGCCGCAACGACCTCTGCCCCCGGGAAGGTTGAACTCGCCACCGTCGCTGAGACGCAGACGGGCACAGATGCAGGGCGAGTCGTTACGCCAGACGGGTTGCGTGGCGCGCCAGTGACCGTCATCTTCAAAGTCTTGGCCCACGACACGGCCCTCACAACGGGGGACGGCAAGGAAGAGTGGACTGTGCCGTCGCGTCTGAACGGCTTTGACCTCGTGGACGCCGACGTTGCTGTCTACACGGCATCAACGGCTGGCGGCAATGCAGCCGTGGGGCCGATTCAGATTTACAACGTGACCCAGACCGCCGACATGCTCTCGACCGGCATCACCCTGGACCAGGATGAAAAGAACTCCTACACCGCCGCCACTCAGCCTGTGATCGACACAGGCAACGATGACGTTGCGACGGGGGACGTACTCCGGTTTGACGTTGATACCGCGGCAGGGACGGGGACAAAGGGATTCGATGTCCACATGGTCTTTCAGGAGCACGTAGCATGAGACAAGTTCTAATCGACCAAGATTATACGAACCGTGACCTGCGCTCCATAGATGGCACGGATGCCTACGCCCTGCGCTGCAACTTCCAGGGGGCTAGGTTCGGCATCATCACCAACGCCACGTTCGTTGACTGCGACCTGCGAGGGGCAGACTTCTCCGAGGCCAACTGGGTAGGGGTTGCGTTCACCAACTGCCAGTACGCAGGGGTCATCCTGCCCTCGATTCAAGACATGGTGGCGTTGGTCAAGGTTCCCGCCTTCGATCACGTCTTCATGGCGATGCTGTTCCTCAAGTTCTCGGAGCGGGATATGCCCGACGCCTTGAAGCTAGCCTTTAGGCAGATGGCTCTTGACCTGATAGAGAACCCTGGCCCGTCCTTCCGTGACTTCGTGTTGATGTGGTGCGAGAGGTGGACGCCTAGCGTGGCCTATATCACCAGAGTCAGGGAAGCGATGGCCTCGCACCACAGGTTGAGGGCTGCGTGGAAGGTCTTTGCGTACCCAATAGTCAAGGAATACTTCGAGGTGGAGGAATGATCAACAAGATTCTCGGCGCGGGTGGGTCAGCCATTGAGATCACGTCAGGAGATGGGCGCTCGTTCACGCTGGCCGACCTGCCCTCCCCCGCGAATCCTGGCGACCGCTACGATGTGGAGCAGCAGGTCTTGGCGATGATCCAGACCGTGTTCTCCGAGGACGTGCGCTACCACATCTACTCGCTCGACCCCGTGCGGCACCTCGTTATCATGGGCTGTGAGGACACACCCGACGACTGGTGGGTTATCTAGATGGCCTTGATCCCTAGGTTCACCACGGGGCCAGGTATCAACTCCCTGACAGGTGCTAAGTTCCTGGGCACCAACGTCAGCGCCTCGATTGACGCGGGCTCTGTCCTCAGTCCCAGCCCGTATTCCCTGAAGCTCACACAAGGGGAGACGGGAGCGCAGGCGCAAACGCAGAACATCTTTGCTCTCTCTGAGGTTTACGGCCACTTCTACTTAGACTACACAGCTATCCCACTGGCTATCAACGAGTTTCTTATAATTCTAGATGGAACCAACGTATCTTGCAGTCTCAGGCACTTAATAACTGCTCCCAACGCCGACAAAATAGGCATTTATGATGGTGCGGACAACCAGATTGGCGTATCGTCGGTTGCTATGGGGGGGGCAGTTTGGAACCTCATCGAAGTCCACATTAAAGAATCCTCAGTCTACGGCAGTTCTGGCGACGGTGAGATAGAAGTAAAACTCGGTGGTGTCGAGGTATTTAGCTCCACTACCGAGGACAACATCCGAGGCTGCTCCCGAATCCAATGCACCAACGGCACAAAGGACAACAACACCGACTACTACTTCGCCCACATGATTTGGTGCGACACCACGGGGGCGGCTATGAACTCGTGGATTGGGGACAGCCGCGTAACACACCACACCGTCGATGGCATCGGGGCGTACAACGACGGCACTCAACTTGCAGACAATGGTAGCCCCAACGTTGCCGTGACCTTCACGGGCACAACCCTGACTGACTCCCGCGAGGCATGGACTCCAAACGAGTGGATCGGGGCGGTGGCCAGAAGTGCCCCTGGCACTTGGTTAGACATCACATCCAACGACGAAACTACTCTTACAGGAAGCGGCGGGTGGGTAGGTGCCCAACCTGACGACGGGAGTGGGTGGGAAATCTACAGCGGGGACTCCGATAACTGGGAAAATGTAGACGAAAATCCCCCCGATGACGCTACCACTAAGAACATCCTCCAGCGCGACAATGAGAAGGAAACCTACACAGTCATTACCCCGACCTACAATGCCACGCCGAGATGCGCAAGCGTGGAGATGTGGTGTAGCAACAATACTGCTGGCGCTACGATCCTGGCTAGATATGGAGCCGCAGATTACGACGGCACCGAATGGGTAACGTGGTCTGGGACTTATTGTTGGGGTGGTGAGCTTATCTTCTATGAGGAACCAGGCAACGGCACCCCTTTTACGAACGCCATGATTGGCAACCTGGAGGTCGGCCTGAAATGCCCTGCCGACGTGAACGAGGCAACGGCTGAAAAAATCTTTGTCTCTGGTGCCTGGGTCTGTGTGGTCTACGACCAAGCAACGTATGTAGCGCCGCCGTCTGGTTTCATACCGCAGGTAATGATCTTCTAGGAGGAGAGACGATGCCAGAATGGATAGAGTTACTCCGGGAAGGCGGGCCGCTTGCCGTCGTTTCCGTCATCGCTATCTACCTCCTCCTTCGGGACCGCAATGGCCGGCGCAGTTCTAACCCCGGCAACCCTGGCCCGCCACTCATCAACGGGCGCTGGCAGCAGGAAATGAGGGATGCCCAAAGGGAGGGGAACGAAAAGCTGGGACGCATCGAAGGGGCCATGAATGAAGCTGTCGGAATCCTGAGGCTGATGGATGATCGGCAGCAGAGAGAATAGGAGGAGAACATGATTGATCTACTACGCGGGCTACATCTACCGCCGGCAGTAGTCGGTGCAGCACGGGGTCTCGTTGAGGCCGTGCTGATGGGCGGACTCGGCGGGGCTACCCTCTGGCTAGGGGAAGCCGAGGACTTGATCCTGGTCGCGCCGATAGGCTACTTCGTCATCCGATGGCTGGAGGGAATCCTAGACGGGATCGATCCCGAAAAGGTTAGGAAGCCCTAAGTGAGATGCCCCTTTGCCAAGTGGGTCGGCACCCCTGACCATTTCGGCTACCCGGCGGGGACTCACGGCCAGTTAATCCCCCTCGCCATCTGTGACCACATCATGTGTGGCACGTTGGTAGGGTGTGACTCCTGGTTCAACGGTGGTGGGCTGTCGGCCACATTCGGGATCGGCAAGAATGGAGACACCCACCAGTATGTTGAGCTAGAGGATTGCGCCTGGGCCAATGGTGCCATCGCCAACCCCGATCCAGCGCTGGCCTACATCTACGAGAACTACAACCCCAACGTTGTTACATGGTCTATTGAACACGAGGGTTGGCCTAATGACTTGTGGACGGAGGCGATGTACCAGGCCGACCTCAAGCTAAAGAGGTGGCTACTGGAACAAGAACCCGGGCTGGCAATCGTGGGTCATTTCCAGTTCGACTCCGTGAGCAGGGCGAATTGCCCTGGCCCGAACTGGCCGAGGGCGAGGCTGATAGCAGACTTGAAGGAGAAAGAAGTGCTCGAGGATCAGTTCGCGCAATTGCGGGCAACCGAGATGCGCCTGATGAACCTGGCCGATGTCGCCCACGGGGTAACACTGGCAACCCAAATGAGGATGATCAGCGCCATCCGCCATAACGAGGGCGAGTCCCCAGAGGAAGAGGAGCGCCAATGGGGATGCCTGTCAAGGGCTTACCTCGCCGAGATCAAGGCCATCGAAGAGGCGCGGAAACGATGCACATGGATGGGAAGACCGGGCTAGTGGTATAATCATCTTATGAGGCAATGGGGTGCTGCCGGTGGACCTCGACGGCAATTTCCTGCTCGCAGAAGGCAACGTAGCGCAACGTCATCTGGATACTGGAATGGCCGAGGAGTTGCTGGATGACGAGGATGTCCACGCCTTCCCTTCTCAGTTCAATCGCCCAGCTATGACGGAACCTATGGGGGTAGACGCGGTAGACCTTGGCGCGACGGGCGAGCTTGTCGAGTGCCCATGAGAGTTGCTTCCTCTGCCACTGAGCGGGCCATAGGAGGCCGTCCAGTTGCCCACGGCCCCGTAGATACTCCACCAACGCCCTTCTTGGCCTGGCGTTCAAGGCCAGTCGGCGAGACTTTCCGCCTTTGCCCTTCCGAACGATTAGCTCCCCCGCCCTCAAATCAATGTCCTCTAGCTTCAAATTGCAGAGCTCCGAGGCCCGCAGCCCACAATCCATTAGCAGCATGAGAACTGCCCGCTCAAACGGGGTTTGGATAGCTTCCATGAGGCGGGCCGCCTCTTCCTTGGTAAACGGCGTCACGGGTGGTAGCGGCTCCCGGTGGGTGCGAAACCGATCCAGGGGGTTCTCCTTCATGTAGCCGTTTTCAACAAGCCACCTAAAGAACACCCTCAACTCCAAGGTGTAGCAGGTCAATGCGTTGTGCGAGACAGATTCGCCTAGTTCCGCTATGTATTCGTGGAGTTCGGAGCCCTTGAGTTTGCTAACGGGCATGTGCGGGAAGCGCCGGGCTAGACGGCGTACCACGTAGCCGTAGTTATCCCTGGTAGTCTTGGGGCGGCCTTCGAGCTGAAGGTGAATGGCAAACTGCTCAGCCGCCTCTTCAATTCTCAAGGATCTCCACCCGAACATACAAGGAGCGTAGCACAGGGTAGCACAGGTTGAGGAGAATTCCTAGTGAGTTTAGGGGTAGGCGGAAACGCTATTCGTGGAACAAATGCCGACACCAAAATAGTTTGGAAATGACCCCCTTAGGGTATTGACAACATTGCCATAGCTAATGTACGCTAAATTCGGTTGCTGGGGGTTGGTGAGGGTCGTGGTAGCAGGACGCGGCTGGCGGGTCGCTCCCGTCACCGAGGGCCGAAAGGCGTGTAGCCAGCTCCCAGTGCCGCTAGGAATGATGATGAAGAACAAAGGCTTAACGAAACTCGCCAAGAAGCTCGGTATCAGTCGTCAGGCAGTCTGGAACATTCTGCACGACTACGGCTACGATTCCTGCCCGGTCTGTGGTGGGCGCAAGAGGACGAAGTCCCGTGTCTGCCGCAAGTGCCGCAGGGATGGAGGGAAGGCATGAACAGGGATGCTGATCTGGCTGCTGATTGCCGACGGTTAGAGCGCAAACTCAAACAAGTCACAGAGGAACGCAATAGCTGGAAGCGTTGGTGCGAGGAAGCCGAGGCCAAGCTCGCCGCCCTCGAGCCCGAGCCGCTGGCGGTGGTGGAGGGGTGGCTGCTAAATGGAGACATCGCCTCGAAGAAACTCACGGGCCTAGAGGCACATGGCGTCTGGGTTTACGGAGACTTCTACGGCAAACTCCCCGTCACCCTCTTCATCACGGAGGGGCATCGTGACGCCTGAGGCCTACCGGCGGATACACCGCGCCGTACAGCGCAAGATCATAGAGCGGGAACATTACATCCACTGGGCATTGGAGCGCGACATCGTATGCCTCTTGGCCCAGGGCGATGACTACGGCTTCACGATTGGCTGGCCCCATCACGGCATGGTACTCGACCCTGGCTGGCCCGAACAGATGCAGTGGCAGAACTGAGGGGGAAACATCATGCACAAGCCATATCCCGTAACCTTTGACCTCCATATGCAGGAGGCCCGAACGAAGGAGGTCACGGTAAAGAGGTTCACCGTCTTCGTCTCGGCCAGGAATGTGTCTAACGCATTAAGGCGCACCTTCAAGCGGTTCCCGGGTTGTAGGCTGGTGCCCGACTCGGAACTGAGGGAGTGAACCATGACACGACGCCCACGAGTAATGCCCGACCTTGAAGAGATAGCTGCGAAACATGGGCTGACCCTTGCCGACCTTAAAGGGCCTCGCAGGGTTGCTGAAACCGTAGAGGCACGGAGGGAGGCGATGTGGGCCTTGTGGCATGGGGGGTTCGATTTGGTGGAGATCGGCAAGATTATGAATAGACATGCAAGCACGGCAGGACAGTATCTGAGGACAAATGCCGGCCAGCAGGAGGTGAGGGCGTGAAGGAACAGGTGAAGGCAAAGCATGAGCCAGGGAAGGTCTGGATGCTGCGTCGGGTAGGGGAGCACCCGAACGGTTCCGTGAGAACACTACCCGACGGTTGGCTTGAAATCCAGTATTCTCCTGAGCGCAATCCCTTTGAGGATAGGTGCTTCAAGATGTCGCGTGCTACTGCCCGCCTTCTGGCGAAGCGAATTATGGAATGCCTAGAAGGAACGAAGGGGTAGGCCGATGAAAGTTTGGGTGTGTCAGGATTGCCGCCACGTCAACGAAGCTCAATACCACTGCGAACGATGTGGCAAGCGCAATCCAGCGATGCCGTCTTGTAGGCCAAACGCCACGACTGCGAGACGGTCAGTATGACCGGCCTGGGAAGGAAGGGAGGCGGACGATGTGGGACGGCCGCAAGGCCCGAAGACACAGGCTGTCCTACCGTTAATGGACGGCCAGGTAGCCCTGGAGGAGTGCATAAAGATGCTCCTTATCAGGGACGTAGAAGGGGGGATTCGATGCGTGAAGGTTGCGCTGGTCCTGAACAAGCAGGCGTTAGGAACGATTGAGGGCCTGGACATCAAGCGCCCAAGCCCTCGTAGGAGATAGATTCCATGACCATGAAACCACAAGGGAAGAAGGATGTCAAGCAGGTGCATCAGGTTATCTGGCCGCAGAGGAAGCCTGCCCCTATGAACTGTCCTAAGTGCAACCACAGCGTAACACCGCGCTCGACAGGCAATGGGCGGGAAGTCGAGTGCCCCGGCTGTGGGCATCGCTGGACAGAGGAGGAGTGAGTAGATGGCTAACGGAGAGGATTACGACGGACTAGAACAAGCAGCCGGCGGGGACGTTCGGCCTACCGCTGAGTTGGTGGGCAGAACATTCGAACTCCTTGACTTCGAGCAGATACCGACTCGTTGGGAGGATGAGAAGACAGGCGAGAAGAGGCACACGCAGATAGCGACCCTAATTCTGGACGGCGAAGAACTGCGCTACTGGCTCGGCGGTGTCCTGGTCAGCCGGCAACTCTCATGGGCCAAGACTACCGGCAGGCTCCCGATGACCATGAAGCTCGGCGGGCAGGGCAACCAAGATTCCCCCTACAAACTCGTGCGTCCTGACGAGGAGACGCCCCTGGTTACGGCTGGCAAGGCTGCTGGCGCGAAGGTGGTAGGACGCAGCAAGGATGCCCTAGCGGGCTTCAGGGACAACGACGGGACAGTAGACACAAAGGGCTTCGGGCGCTTCTGGCAGGAGCAAAACTATGGGCTGGATGAACTCCGAGGCATCATCGGCCCCCTTACCGCCTCCGCCCTAGAGCACTGGTTCAAGGTGAACAAGGGTAAGACAGTAGACGATCTGCTGACTCTCGCTATGGCCAGTCGTGGCGATGCTGCTATGGCCGATCAAGAAGTTCCAGAGGAGGAGCCTTTTGAATGATGACTAAGGGCCGCACCCCCTTACGGTGAGGATTTCGCTCCTCGCCGTCGCTGCCCCAGCCTGCCCCCGGAAAAGTGGCCCGGGAGGTGCCCCTGGGGCGGCGACGAGGAGGCACGAATGAAGAATCCGAAATTCAAGGTAGGCGATAGCGTAAGGATTCTTGATCCAGTCGCCGTGAAGATATTGGGCTTTAGGCGGAGTGCCGTGGTAAGGCCCCATGAACGCTTGCGCCAATACCTCGTTCGGCCAGAAGGCCCAGGGATGTGGTCGTGGTGGATTAAGGAAAAGGACTTGGAACTCGTTGAGGAAGCCGAGTGACCCACATCCCCCTGTGTACCGTCAAGGGATGTCCTACACGCCTCAAGAGCTTCAAGGGCGACGCCCACGAGTGGCATGTGCCGTGGTGTGGTCACGGCTTAGAGGGCCATCATCATCATGTTGTGAAGCGCTCTCAAGGCGGCACAAAGGGCGACATCGTTTTCATCTGCCCAGCCTGCCATCAGAGAATCGACGAGCACCACTGGGGCAACGCCGTGCTGGATATCCATGGGGTAGGCAGGCTCTACCGCGTCTGGGACCAGAACAATCGCACGGTGTTTGAGCGCATCATCGAGGCGGCACCAGATGAGCAATCCCCTGCTGACGAGGCCGAGGTGCCAGGAACCCTCCCCGCCGTCCAGGAAGAGGCGGTGGTGTATTCCCGCGCCGCGCCCGTCTTGGCACCCTTGGAAAAACTGTCAGACGAAGAACTGGCAACCGTCTTTGCCCAAGCTGACAAACACCAAGCCGATGCCTTCCTGCTAAAGTGCCACGTCATCCATACCTACCGCGAACGCCATGTCCAGCAATGGGGTGAGTCTTGGGCTGAGCAGGCGTATGAGCTCTTTGATGGTGCCCCGTCGCGCCGGACGCTAGGGGCTTACGCAAACATCTGGGGAATATGCGACACGTCTGGCCCAAATCTGGAGAACATAGGGCCACTCACCGACTCACGAGCCTTGATGCAGAACATAGGGCGCAGGAAGCCAGAGGACGGGAAGGTGGCTTTGGAGGCGGCGGTGGCGCACCTGGCCGAGTTCGGGGAACCCCCTACCGTAGCAGCCCTACAGCACCGGCTAGGTGAGGAGTCTAAGCCTGTCGACGTGTGCCCTAAGTATGGCGACAAGCACCGTTTCATCTGTGCTTGTGGGAAGGAACGATGAAGGAGGAGTCAGTATGGCGCAACTGAATCTGGAACGTAATGAGGAGATTCGGCACCTACGAGCGGAAGGCTTGTCCCTAAGTGCTATTGCCGAGAGGTACGCTCTCACTAGGCAGCGAATCAGCCAGATAGTCAGAGACAATGGTCAACGCCAGTCCCGACCAATAAAACAGGCTCCGTCATTGACTGACGATGGGCCTTATGGAGAGCGAACTCGGGCTATCGCTGAGATACTACTTGGCGGAGAAGTCCTGACCGTCCAAGACGTGATCAACAGGGGCTTTGCTGGGACTAATGCGGAGGCTCGCCATGTAATGTCTCCCGTCCTCTGCTACCTAGAAAGGTATTACCCAGACTCTCCTATCGGCTTTGTTCCTAACCCTGACAGCGGATGCCTGCCCGGAAAGTACAAGAAACTTCTCACATTCGAGGAGAGAATCGCCGTTGGGAAACGCAAACTCCGCATGGCCCGGGGGCATACAAGAAGCGCGACCCGCGGCGTAACGACTGCTGCTGCTGGACTCCCCCCTGAAGAAAAGGCGGCTCTAGCCGAAGCGTGCAAGCCCACCTTTACGCAGCTTTTGGCCGAGCAGACGAGCGTTGCTACAGCACTCCTTGGGGCGCTTGATCCCGGAGCCGCGAAGCGCGTCCTTAAGAACGCGGCTCTCCAATTGGGGCAGGGCAAATGACAGAGACGATTGAGCTAGTACCCATCGACGATATACGGCCCGACCCCAAGCAGCCCCGCAAGCTGAAGAGTCCAGACCAAATCACGGGGCTGGCCCAGAACTTCAAGCAGAAGGGCGTCGGGATGATTAACCCTATTGAGGTTGACGATAAGGGCATCATCGTGACGGGCGAGATGCGTTGGCTTGCCGCTAAGGAAGCAGGATTCGCCCAAGTCCCCACTAGGCGCTACACGCCGGAGACACCCGAACTGCGCTTCCTACGCCAAATGTCTGAGAATGTCCACCAGACCAGCGTTGGCCTCTTTCGCATGAGCCCGCTGGATACCGCCCACGCCCTCCAGCGTCTCTGCGACATGGAGGTCAAGGGACTTCTCGGACCACTTCCGGGCGATGCTGATCTTCCTTCCAAGATACTAGGAAGGAAGTGGGGCGGGCATGTGCCTTCAAAGGGCCCCACCCGTTATCGGGGGATCGCACCATTGGCAACTAGGTTGGGCATCAGCGATGCTTCCATAGCCCAATACCTCGATCTGCTCGACTCAACTAGGGTGCCGGAGGTGCTGAGGAAGGCAGTCAAAGAGGGCAAGGTAAACGTCAGCGTGGCGCATCAAGTACGTGAAGTACCGCGTGAGTTCCGCGAGGCTCTAGCCAATCGCGTTGCAACAGAATCGAAGCACGGGCGCGTCGATAGCTTTGGCCTTCGCGCTGTGGGAAAAGCGTTGAGGCAACAGCCTGACAAGGCCACCGAGATCATTGAGACCGTCCAGGCTAACACCCCACGTGGCCAGATTGAGAAGGCTCTCCGCGACATCGCCCCAACGCTTTCCGAGGCGGTTGATGATGCTGTCGCCCCAGGGCAGAAGCTAGAGAAGGCTGTTGAGGGCGCTATCTTCGCCATCCGCGAAGTTGGGAATGCAGCGACCTTGCCAGCGGGACAGGAAGCAGCCTACGGAGCCGTGCTCCGCCTACGCGATACCTGCGATGAGTTTCTGGCAGGATCAGACCCGCAATTAGCGCCCGTTGATGCGAAGGTTATCTCTTAGCGGGAAGGAACGATGACAAGCGACGCCAAGCTGAGATTCAGCCTGAGAGCGGGTAAGTGATGACTGACCTCTACATAGGAATCGACCCTGGCCTTGACGGTGCTGTGGGCTTTGTCGGCAGGGACGTTGTGGTTTTCCGCACACCGACGATCAAGGTTGGGAAGCGGCGGCAATATCCGCCACAGCAGATGTTCCAGATGCTTCAAGGGGGCGTGGGGGCTTTCGCCATCCTAGAATCCGTCCACTCCATGCCTAGGCAGGGCGTGGTGAGCTCCTTCTCCTTTGGCCGGGGCTTCGGGCTATGGGAGGGCATCCTGGTAGCTCTCGGCATTCCCTACCTTCTTGTAGCACCGCAGACCTGGAAGGCCACCATGCTCCGAGACATGCCGAAGGACAAGAACGCAGCCAAGCTCCAGGCTTCCCGCCTGTGGCCCGAGCTAGGCCACCTATCAGATGGCGAGGCCGAAGCCCTGCTGATGGCGGAATACGGGAGAAGGTTGCAGGGGGTAGCGGAATGAACAAGAGGCAGACCATCAAGATAGCAACGCTTTACGGCATGACGAGCGTTCGTGCTCGCATCATCGCTCCGGGGCTGGCTGTTCACGAAACCAATTTAGGTGATGCGATTTTCCCAAACTATGTCTGGGGCATCACCCATATTCCGTCTGGAACGCACATAACCCACGCCTCGACGCAGCCGAGGGCCGTGAAGATAGCCCGCGCCCTCGCAGCTCTAACCGACTGGTCAAAGATTGAGAAGGACAAGGTGCCAAATAAGCTGAAGAGGAAGGTTCTGGAGACCATTGCGAGTCTGGTCTAACCCGTCGCCAGGGGTGGGATGTGCGGTGGATCAACAGGGTAGGTAGTCAAAGGGGGAAGAATGCCACGCAGAAAGGAGGTGATACAGATGACAGAAGGAAGGACGCACGATCCAGACGCGACGAGGGAGCGTTACGAGGGCGACACGCAGGAGCGGTCGTGGGACGCGAATGTTAAGCGAACCTACGACGAGTTCCAGCAGGAGAGTCTGGAGTCGATCCGCCGCAATCGCGCCTACATCGACAAGATTCTCAGTGACGCCCAGCAAGCCGACAACGAGCGACAGAGGCTTGGCAACCTGGCCCTGAGCAATGCCGTTGACACAGCCAACTTGGTCAACAAGCAGGCGGCAGCGCACAGGGACATCGCCATCAACAAGGAGTGGAACCTGGAGCCGAGCGAGGCTGCTGCGCAGGCGCACGTGCTGCCGGTTGCACAGATAGAGGCGATTCGGGCAGTCGTTATCGCTGTCCTGGCCGAGCTAGGGCTGGTCGGCGAGAAGTAGGCCAGCGTGGTGATGGGGGTTGGTGAGCGGGCTTGGGAACGGCGTGTCCGCAGCAATGCGGGGAGCGGCCAGCCCCCAGCGCCTCCAGGGAGAGAGATGCCAAAGAAAACCTGCCATAACTGCGGCACCTGGCTGACCATGAAGGAGGAACTTGACACCGACAAAACTAATCCTCGTGGATTCTGTTTGGGGTGCCAGGGCAGGCTCACTAGGACTCGTCACGCCGATCCTACCAACGCAGGTCTCATGCTGTGGAAACTGTGGCAGCTAAGGATGATTACGATAGCGCATGGATAGAGTGTTGGCCCGTCGCCAGGGGTGCGTCAGGGCTGTATCCGACCACCTAGCCAGCCGTTCTGGTTTCCGGAGTCGGCAGCAAGAGCGCTCCTTGGCGCATCCCTGATGGCGGGTCAGCGGAATCTAAACGAAAGGGGAAGCGGCGCGGGTAAACAGCCCGTTGGCCCGCCAGGAAGGAGTGGAAGGATGACTGAACTGATTTGGAAAGTCACCATTGAACTCAATGAGGAGAAACCTGCCACGATTCTCTATGGCCAAGGTGAGGCTGATGCTTTGCTTTGCTATGAGGATGACTGGCCAGTAATTAGGACAAAGGTAGATGCCGCGCTAGCCATACTAAGGCGCTCCCGTGAGGATGCTGAAGTAGGTCTCGCAATCAACAACGGAGGTACTAGCTGAAGTGGCTAGGCTGGCCTGCTGCGATGGTGGTGGTTGCGGGGTTGTTGTGGGCCGGCCTGAGCGGTTGGAATAGCGATGGAGGGAATGATGAAGAGACTGTTTCTTCGTTGGCTTCGGCGGCGTTGGCACCTTCGCTTCTGCAAGGGCTGCAAGGTACTGGAAACCCGTTGTCGGGACGTATGGTGGCCCTAGATGGAGACGTGGTTCGCCTTATTGCTTATGGCGCTGACTGGCGCGATAGCCTTCGGTTTAGGGCTGCTGGCAGCGTGGTTGCGTTGGGGCAAACAACTGAACAACGCGACAGAGTTGCTGCGAATCCTTATGGGGCCATCGAAATCCCTGGAGGAAATCAAAGCCAAGTATCAGGGGAAGTCCTAGATGCCAACCCCTACCTCGAAGAAGCCACCTGGCTCATCACCATCTACTGCTGCATCGGAGACAGCACAGGAGCCTACTGCCCAGTTGAAGAAGGGGACAGAGCAACAAAGTCGGGCACTTCGGCACAGCCTGGAACGGTGGCGTGTGATCCTGCAAGACTCGGCCAATTTCTTAGAATTGGCAATGAGGAATATCAATGCCTTGATACAGGAGATGCAGTCCGTGGAAACCACGTTGACGTCTGGTTCTACGACTGCGGCGACCAACAAGACCCCGCGCCAGGGACGGGCTGGGCCTGGCTCGCGGAAGTCGGGACGCAGGCTGTAGTGGAGGTAGTGAGATGCCAGGACTGACACATGTCGTAACCTACAAGCGAAGCGGAATCATCCATCGCTGCGTTGATGCCTACTGCTGGCATCCTAGATGCAGACCAGAGGGCTTCTACTTAACAGACGTGGCCCACTGGAAGACAGATTATGTGGAGAGCTTAGAGGGGCTGCGGCTATGCAAGAAGTGCTGGCCGAGAGGAGTGAGATGAGCCTACAAATCTGTCCTGAGTGTGACCACTCGACCATCGAGTTCGACATCCACCAGCGCGTTCATCGTTGCCTCAGAATGAGATGTGGCTGGGTGAATCGCACTGGGCGCCCCTTCGTAGAGGGAGAACCAGAGTCGTTTGCCTTCAGTCGTGTCATGGAGGCACGAGTCCGAGAGGAGGGACGCCATGACCAGGGATGAGGCGCTAGAGAGTGGAACAGCCAAACTTGAGGCTATCGCGGAATGTTGTCGTAAGGCATATGAGAACGGCTACAATGCCGCCCTCTCTTCCTGTGCCTGTGGGAAGCCGCTATACCAAGCTATTTGCCCCCTTGCGATCTCCTATGCTAACGGAACATTTAACGGGCTACTCCGTATAGAACTCTCAGGGGAGATATTGCAAGGGCGGAAGCAGGTTCGTGTCCTCTTCTTTCCCCTGCCCGCAGAGAAGCCGGCATAGCCGTGGCCTGGGTTCCAGTTGATCAATCGCTACGGAACCATCGCAAGCTCCTAGTCCTAGCTTCTGAGCTAGGCGTGAGCCAGGCCGCCGCAGCAGGGCATCTGGTCTTTTTCTGGTTATGGTGCTTGGACAACGCGCCGGACGGGATAATCAAACAGTACGCAACTGCGGACAAACGTACCAGTAACACCCAAGTTGCTGGTACCGACCGTGCAAGCAAGTGTAACAGCGACACAAAAGTTGGTGGTACCGATGCTGCAAAAAAGTGTAAAAGCAACAGCAGGGTTATATCTACCAATTCTGCGGGCAAACCTAAAGGTAATACACGAGTTATTGCTACAGACGGTGCAACGAAGTGTATAGGAAGCATACGACTTATTGCTACGGCCTGTGCATGGAGGCGTAACCCCGACAAGCTAGTTAGCGCCCTGTTATCCGCAGGTTTCCTTGAGAAGCACGGACGCGGGGGCCGTCTCCGTATACACGATTGGTCGGAATATGGGGGAAAGCTGTTACGGGCACGTGACCTTCACAGAGAGGTCGTGAGACGGTCACGTGACGGTCTAGAGAAGAGTAGATCAGATCAGAGTAGAGAAGAGGAGAGTAGAAGTACCCCCCTTAAGCCCCCCCAAGGGGGGGCAAGGAGAAGAAGACGAAACCAAGATGATCGCAGCCCTCTATCGGGGAAGCACAGGGAAAAAGTGAACCACTGATGATAGCTACCCGGCGGCGAGACTGACGAAGGGGGAAGGGGAATGAAGATAAAGAGTAAAAGCTATCATGTCAACCTGGAGGGATGCCTTGATCACCCTGAAGGCTGCTACCTGCGCGTTTCGGAGAAAGGCTCCCTGATCGTAGCCGATTTCAATAGTGAGGGAACGCTGGTGGGGCTCGAAGTTCTGGGAGGGCTCAAATCGCTCATTGCCTCACGGGTTGTTTGTGATAAGGGGGAAGGGTGAAGTTCCGTGACGGCCAGAAGGTGCGGGTCAGCAAGGTGGGCCGCGACGGGGACCAGCGTCACGTGGGGCAGTGCGGCGAAGTAATGACGGCCACGATCTACGGCTACTTAATCAGGCTCCAGTTGACCAATGATGACGCCATATTCTTCGAGTCCGAGCTGGAGGCGGTGTGAAGCCCTACCAGGAGAATGAGCGTGGCGAGTTCGGGGGCTCAGCCTGGCGGTATAACTGCGGCAACTGCAAGGAATCGAGGAACCGATTAGGTGGCCGAGACTGTGAGATGTTGCGCTGCTCGGTGTTCGCCCTCGATGTGCTGGGCTATGACAAGGCATGTCCATCTTGGGAGCCGAGGAAGATGGCCGGGGCCCGACGTGTGGGGGCCGAGCAGGTGATGCTGCTGTGAAGCCTTCAGCGGTCGTCCAGGTGTGCATCCACCACTGGAAGATCCCTGAGGCCAACGGGAAGACGAGCGTGGGCGTCTGCCTGAAGTGCGGCGACCAGCGCGAATTTCGCAACTCGGAGCCGGACGCCCATGACCGCGCCATCCAGCGACTGCGGGGCGTGAAGGGCGTGGGGAGGCTGCGCCAGGGAGGGGCCGCCCGAATCTCCGAGCGGCCACCAGGGTGGACCCAGGGTGACTAGCGCTTCGGCAGCGCGTCCTGCCCCGAGGAGGGGCATGGTAGAATGGACGAGAAGCCCGAGCGCCTGACTGACCACAAGGCCCCGGTGCTGGCCTACATCAGCCCGGCGCAGCGGAATCTGCTCCTCTTCTTTCGTGAGGACATGCCCTTTGGCAAGGCGGTTGTCGTCTCAACAGATGATGGGGAGCCGACGATGATCAAAAAGCCTCTAGCGACGGTGAAGCTAGGAGGGTAGGGTGCCTCATTACGAGATTCGCAAGCGGGAATGGCCTTCGCAGTTTCCGCCACTGAAGCGCCCGTGGGGCCTCTATCGGGACGGCGTGATCATAGGGATGTATGAGACGAAAGAGGACGCGGAAGCCGCGAAGCCGCCTGACCCGGCGGTGTGTGGAGGGTAGGGAGATGGGAAGCGTAACGATGAGAGGATTCATCGTCTTGCGGAACTGTCCACCAGGGGCCGAGAGCCTAGAGGGTCGTTGGTATGAGGTAGCTCGGGCAATGATATATGCAGGCCAACTCAGCGGTGGCGAGGGGGCTGTTACCTTTGGACGTACCCGCCGTTATGAGACGCGAGAGGATGGGGAGCGGGCAGAGGTGTTTGAGCCGTGCGAGAAGGACTGATGGACGACGTTATCTACGTGGACGCTATAGGCACAGCAGAGACAACTATCATAGCAGGCATCGGGACGCCTTGGGAGGACGAACCATGCGGCCACTGTTGGGTTCAGGGATTCGGCGACAAGGTAGCGGTGTGTATGCTGTGCTGGGCGACGAAGAACACCGAGGCAGGTGGCCTTGTTGACGCTGTGAGCAAATCTGCAAGGGCAGCTACTGAGTGGAGGCCATAAGATGCACATACGATGTAGCAAGTGTCCCTGGATGATGCACACAGGGCCAGACTCAACGAGCCTGGCTGAGTGGCTCCTGCAATGCCATCACTGGGAGATGCACGAGGGTAAAGAGCCGGAGGTCGCAGTGAAGCTGGGGTGGATGAACACACCGTTAGTGCTCTCTCCGGGTGCCCGCTTTGCTGGTGTGATAGGAGATGTGGTGCTGCACGAGGTGGCGCTCACGTCGGAGGCCCCTCACATAGATAAGGATTCTTACTCTACATATCCTGGGTGAGCCATCAACTTGACATCCTCGCCAATCCTGTTAGACTAAAGGCGTAGACGCATAACCAAATAACCTCGATCCGAACGGAGCAACCGAAGGGTCGCTAGCCTGAGAGGGCGGCGGCCCTTTTTGTTTGGGGGCGACATGGACGCAGCGGCTGACAACTACACCGACTCCAGCGCTTGTTACGGCGGGCACGTCTGGACGTGGGCGGGGGAAATCCCTGACTGGCCCTATGACGGGATGCCCTGTAGCTGCGGAGCCGTCAAGTACGACAAGCGGCAGGCGCTGAGAGACGAGATCGCTGAGCTACAGCGCCAGTTGGAGGAGTTGGGGGTTCCGGTGTAATGGACCTCATTCTTGTCTGTGCCTACTGCCCCGAGCCACTACGGGTAACCTCAGCTCACGATGGCCCCAAGTTCGTCCGTTGTTCCGCATGTGGCAACAGCAACAAGGTCGTCCAGCGCAAGGGTGCCTGGATGACGGAGAGGGTTCTGAACAAGGGGTAATGTTATGAGCGAGACTACGGAAGCCCTAGTTTCACAACTGGAGTCTATACGGCTTGAACTTCGGGCCAACTTCCACCTGACAATAGCAGCGATTGGTGCGCTTGGGGGACGCGAGATGGCCCAGGAAGCTCAGGAGGGCATTTCGGCTCTTGTCAAAGAGAGTGATCTGCTGGCGGAGAAGGCAAGGCGCTTGGCAAAGGGGATGTGATGGCCCGACCTGACAAGCTAACCCCTGAGCGAATGGACCGCATCGTGACGGCCATCCGTGCCGGCAACACGAGGGAGGCGGCGGCTCAGTATGCAGGGGTAGGAGAGACTACGCTGTATCGTTGGCTTCAGACCGGCAGGCGCTCTCGCAATGGCTCCAAATGTCGGGAGTTGTGGGAGGCCGTAAAAGAAGCCGAAAACGATGCCGAACTTGAGAGCGTCCTTATCATCCGCGAAGCAGCGCGGAAGTCCTGGCAGGCGGCGGCCTGGTGGCTTGAGCGCCGTAAGCATGGGGCCTGGGGCCGTAAGGAGAGCCTGGACATCACCATCCGCAGGGAGGCCGAGAAGATCGCCAAGGAGACGGGGCTGGACGTAGAGGAGATCATGGCCGAGGCCGAGAGGATCGTGGCAGCGTGAATATACTTTGGTGGCACTTCCACTGCTGGCATTCTACTGGCGAGGTCTTCCGAAGCGTGACCATGGATCACGGCTTGACTTATGGAAAGAAGGCTTTAACGATTCGGTGTTGCTGCCAGTGCCCTGCGAAACAAGAGGGTCTTTATTTGCTTGACGGTAACTTTGTGGAGCGGAGAGAAGAGTAGCGTGAACAAGACAGATCTGGCTATTGCCTTCTGGTGGGCTATAGGGATGGGAATGGGGGTAATTGTGGGCTTTAATCTGTGGGGGTAATCCATGAACCGCGCCTCCATCCTTGAAGCCCTACCCCTTGCGGCTGTCAGCCTGAAGCACCGATGCCAGGACACAGAGACGCGCCCTGAGACGCCTGAAGCCCTCCATGCTTGGCTGGTCAAGGTGACAGGCCACAACATCCCTGCGACCTCCGTATGCCCCGACCACTGCGCCCCCTTCGACTTCGTGCGGGACTTCTTCTTCCACAAGGAGACGGATGCCCTTGTTCTGGCAAATCGAGGTGGGGGCAAGACGGAGAATCTGTCGTCCCTCCACCTAGCGAATGGGCGCTGGAAGCCGCGCTTTGAGACCTCGCATATTGGGGCCATCGACATTCAGGGACATCGTTGCTACGCCTACTATCGTCAAGGGCTACGGCACCCTGACTTGGTGAGCCTGGCTCCTGATCCCCACATCCGTTCTACGGTGTGGACTAACGGCTCTTGGATTGAGATTCTGCCCGGCACCGAGCGTCAGACGCAGGGTGGGCATCCTCATTTGGTGGCGTATGACGAGCTGGAGAGCGGCAAGTTCCAGCCCTACGAGAACGCTAAGGCCATGCCCTCTGAGTGGGACGACAACGGCGTCATGCGGCTGGGGCAATTCCTAGCAGCGTCAACCCGCGTGACGAGCATGGGGCTGATGCAGCGAGCGCTGGACGAGGCGGCAGAGAAGGGAACCAAGGTCTACGAATACTGCGTCTTCGAGACCATGCGGCCTTGTACTGAGGAATGTGAGACCAACGGCTGCCAGCTCTACGAGTGGACACAGGGCCGCAGCCGACAGGCGACGGGTTGGCGGTCGCATCTGGACATCATGTCCCACTACAAGAGGGCGGGGCAGGACACTTGGGAGGCTCAATTCCTCTGCCGCAAGCCTGAAGCCAAGGCACTTATCTACGCGCCATTCTCCAGCGCCAACGTGACCGAGGAGGCAGAGTATGTCGAAGGTGCCGGGCCACTGTTCCTCTTCTACGACTGGGGCTACACCGATCCCACCCACATTGACCTCGTGCAGTACCGGGACGGCGCATTCTACCAGTTCGACGAACTCAACGGCTCAAATCGTCCTGAGCGTGAGTGGGTTCGGGAAGCTGTGCGGCGCATTACGCAACTGCCAGGCTATGATGGCCCGTCATTCGAGTCAGAAGAGGAACCAGAAATCAAGCCGCCTGGCTGGGTGAAGCCCCCTGCGTGGACGGAGATATGGAAGAGGCAGGAATGGCCCTCGCCGTGGCCGGAGGTCTGGCCTGAAGCCATAGGCGATCCTAGCGCCGTCCAGTTCCGCGCTGAACTCAAGGAACACGGCGTCGGGGCAGCGTCGGCCAAACGAGTGAAGCACAACGTCGAGGAAGGACAGGACGTGCTTAGGGCTGCGTTCTGTTCGGCAGACGGTGAGCGGCGATACTTCATTCACCCACGCTGTGTTAAGAGCATAGACGCCGTGTCACGCTACAGGGCGCGGCAGTTGGCCGATGGCTCATTCGACCCGAGGCCCGACCCCGACCCCGCGAATCACGCCTTCAGCCACGGGTGCGATAGCAAGCGGTACGGGATCTGGAGGCTGAGGCGCTGGCTGGGAATGAAGGAGGAAGAGTGATGAAGAATGACCTTCTGTTTTGGAAGATGCTGGCTTGGGTCAACACTCTACTGCTCTACGTCTTCCTAGCTATCATAATCAGTATGCACAAGGGATGGCTCTAGAAGGGGGCTGACATGAAACTGTGGCCGTTCGGTAAGAGAGCAATCGACATCGGGGACATAGCCCCGCGCTTCGAAGACCGTTCGGAGGAGATGACGACCCCTGAAGCCCGCCGCCTCTTCCGGCGCGATATCGACATGGTGGCTGTCTACGGGGCCGTCTACGCTGCCATCCGCAAGCGCACAGCGGCCATCTCCAAGCCTGAGATGGTGCTGCTACGAAAGAGGGGTGCAGACTTCATCGAGGAGCCTGACGACCACCCTGCGCTTCAGGCACTCTACAGGGTCAATGAGGGGCTAACCTTCAGGCAGGGCTTTGGACTTATCGAGCAGCACAAGCTCACATCGGGCGACGCCTTCTGGGTCAAGAGGCGCAACGGCCTGGGGGTGCCAGTTGAGTTTGAGATATGGCCGCCGCACGAGGTCAACGTGATAGCCGACAAGGAGAAGCCCTGGCTGCCGGCCTACTTCGAGCGCTTCAAGCGGGATGGGACAACCGAGCGGGTAGACATGAAGGACGTGGTGTGGTTCCGCCACATGGTAGACCCCCGCAATCCACTCAGGGGCCTCTCGCCCATCGGTGCTATCAGGATGGAGCTGGACACCGGCATGGAGGCGCGGCGCTTCAACCAGGCGTTCTTCGATGAAGTCATAATGAGAGGGCATCTATTCGGTGTGGGTGGTGAAGATGGAGCAGGCCCCGCAGAGTGCGCTCGTCTAGAAAAGGAAATTGAGGCGAAATTCCGAGGTACAGATAAGGCGCATCGGGCCTGGGTGGTATCGGGCGACCTGAAGGCTCTAGACCAAGGGCTCCCCTCGCACAAGGACATGGAGTTCCTGGCGCAGCTTGAGTGGGGCGTAACGGAGGT